GGCAAGGCCAGCCGTAGCCGCCACCGCCGCCACCGCCGCTCCCTCGACGATATAGGCGACCACCGGGGCCGCTGTAGCCGCCGCTGTAGCCCCAACAGCCGCATCCACGGGCTTGGTAATGGCAAGGGTAGCCGTAGCCGCAGCCTCGGCCTGCGTTGCGCCTTCTGCGGGCTTGGTGATACCCGCCGAGGCGCTTGCCGAGGAGATGGCTACGCCGCTGGCGTACAGGGCATGAGCAAGGTCGACATTGACGCTGGCAACCGCCGTCGCACCGCACCCGAGCGGCTTCGTGATCGCGCTGCCGGTCGAGGCCAAGCAGTCGCCGGATACCGACGCACCGAGTGGCTTGTCGAGGGTGGCGCTAACCGAGGCGGTTGCCGTTGCCGCAGCGTTCGCATCTGCGACGAACGCAACGGTGATGTTGCCCGTTGCTGTTGCGGTGGCAATCGCGGAGTCCGCGAGCGGCTTGGAGACGTCGGTCGAGGTGCTGCTTGTCGCCGACGCCGAGAGGCTGCCTGCGAGCGGGGCCGTCTTGTCGAGCGTAGCGTTGCCAGCCGTACTGATCGCGGCGACGCCCGCCATGAGCGGAGCGGTCTGGCTCGTGTTGCCAGCCGCCGTCGCTGCGCTGCTAACCGCCGCAGCCAGCCCCTTGGTGACCGAAAGCGGGACGGTAACGCCAGCGAGCGCTGCGCCCGTGCCACCGAGTGGCACAGACAGGGCAACGGAGGTGTTGGTGGCGGTGGCAAGGCCGAAGCCGGTCGCACCAAGGCTTGCCGCACGCGTCAGCCCAGCCGTCGTACTTGCGACGGCGGTCGCCGTCGAGGCGATGCGGTACGCGACGCTGGTGATCGCGGTAGATGTCGCCAGCGCAGCGAAGGATGCGCCGAGCGGCTTGCTGACTGCCAGCCCAGCAGACGCTGATGCAACGCCGGTGGCGCTGCTTGCTAGCCGAGCAGTTTTCGATAGGGACGCGGAAGCACCCGCGACCCCCGAGACGGAGGCCGCGAGCGCATGAACCTCCCCAGCCGAGCCGTTGAGTACGGCTTGGTTGAGGACCGGGGTATTAAATACCGCCACGCCCGCGGCCCCCGCGCCCGATTAGTTGTCGATCTGGAACGACAGCGACGAGATCGGGAAGGTGACGGTGTCGCCTTGGTTGATCGTCTTGGCGATGTTGAGCGCACCGTAGACCAGCAGGTTGCCGCTAGTCGACGCGTCCCACACGCCGAAGTGCGTCACCGTACCCCACGAGGCCGTCGGAGTCGGAAACGTGATCGCCACGTTGTTGCTCGTGGTGCCGCTCGTTCCGGACGACGCAGTCGTCGAAGCAGCGGCCTGCGTGCCCGCCCAGTTGGTAAGCGACGGGGCGAGGTCTTGACGCGCATAGGCGTTGCCAGACACCTCGGTGCCACCGCCCGTGTCGGACGGAGCCGCGGTGAGCAGCCCAACGTGGAGGCCAGCCGGGAAGGTGTACGCCTGCCCGCGGAACAGCTGGTCGATCAGCTTGTTCTCAAGATAGTCGGTCATTGCAGCCATGGTTGTTTCTCCTTAAGCAATTTGTTCACGGACAAGGAACTTCAGCCGGTCGTAGAGCGTCTGCTTTTCGCCGTCGAAGTTGATTTCTACTTCGCCTTCGTAATACCCCGGGTCGACGTTCAGCGTGGCCCCCGGAAAGTTGAACATCACTTCGCCGCTCGCACCTCCGTTCAGTTTGGTGACAGGGATGGTGGTTAGCACCGCCTCCGCTGTCACGCTGCGGAAGTGGATGGACACGGTGGTGTCTGCGTCGCTTACGTCGAGAGCTGTCCCGTCTGACTTGGTGAGCGTGAGTTTGATGTACGGGCGGTTATCGCCACGCACGAGTTTGATTTCTTCAGCCATTGCTGTTCTCCCCGTCGGTAGGCAGCGCCTCCGGCACGACAGGCGTCGCCTGCTCGTCGGTCGGCGTCGCTTCCATATCTGGCACGAAGTCGTCGCCCATAGATTCCTCTGGGGCGAGCGGCAAGCCAGCCGCCTGCCGCAGGTGGTTCTCTAGTTCGCGGTCGGGGAACAGCGTTGCGCCCGACGCAGTGAGCTTGCTGACAAACTCGCCCAGCGCAGTCAGGTCCGGCTTTTCCAGATCGCCCGGGACCAGCGACGGCATGACCTCGTGGTCCATCCCGTTGAGCTTCCAGAGCCGCGGCAGCAGGTGACGGTTGAACACCTCGGCGATGCCTTTGGTGTACGCGCCGACTGCGGTGGCGAAGATTTCTGTCTTGTTCGACGACAGCGCGAAACTGCCTGTCGATCCCTGCCCAAGGAAAATGAAATCAGCGAGGACGCTGGTCGCAATCGCCTTGTTGTAGCGTTCGATGACTTTGCTGGTGTCGAACTGGCGGGAGCCGCCCGTCGACAGCAGTTTGATTTCGAACATCAGGTTCCCGCTGCTATCACGCGTCGACGGAAGGACCAAGCCTTCGTGCGTGTCGCGCTTGATGCTGCGGATCAGCCGCTTGTATTCCTCGGCGACCTGCCGGTCGAGCTTGTCCGCGCCCTGCATCAGGTAGTTGGACGGGATGTAGGCAATCGGCAGACCTGCGAGATCGCGCTCCAAGCCAATCGCCTCGACCTCTTCGATGCGCTTTTTGAAGAACCACGGGCGGTACGCGTTGCGTAGCACGCTGCGGCCCTCCGGGTTGTTGCGCTCCTCGGAGGTGCGGAACAGCAGCAGCTTTTCGATAGGGATGCAGACCATGCCGCGGTCGTACGGCTGCTGCCAGAGACCGACGATGCTGCCGTCGTCCTTGTCCATCTCCCACTTGGGGATCGTGTTCTGGGCACGGAGCGACAGCGACCGGATACCAATCTTGCGGTCGTTGTAGACGCTACGTCCGGTCGGGTCCGTCGAGTCCGAGCCGAGGCGACGCTTCCAGATGATCTCCATCGGCGCATAGCCGTAGGTGAACATCGAGCAGACCTCGGTGATGACGGAGTTCCACGACACGCTCATGTCGTGCATGACCTCCTCGACGAACTGCTTCGCGCCTTCGGCCTCCGGCGAGTCGTCGGTTGCCTGCACGCGCCACTCGACCTGTCTTATCAGCATCGTGATTGCGAACAGCACCGCGCCGACAATCGGATCGTTGTCAGCCATCTCGCGGTAGATGCGCGAGCCGTTGAGACCGCGCAGGTCGCGCTCGGCCTCCTCTTGGACATACCCGCCGTACGCACGCAGACCCGACGTGCCGATGACACTCGGGTCGTACTTCAGCGGTTCTCGGTTTTCTTCTGCCATCAGTATTCTCCTCGCTCATCGGCGCTGACCCACGGACTGATCCGTGACAGGCCGTCTGGACGCGCATACGCCAAATCGGGCGCAGCAGCGCGGTACTGTTGCCACGCAAGTGCCAACGCCACGACGCAGTCGTCGTGTAGCCCTTCCGGTGCGTTGTAGGTCGCGCCGGTACGGGTGTACCTGTACTCAAAGCTTTCCAGTTCCGACCGGAGAATCCCGTCGGGGATGCGAAGCTGACGTTGCTGGATGGCGAGGACTAGCCCCTCCATCAGCTGCTGCTTCGACTGCGAGGTGAATTTGAAGCCGCTGACGTTGTGTCGCTTGGACTGCAGGCGCTCGACAATGGGGTCGCCTACACCCGTGGAGTCTACCAGTGTCGGCACGTTTCCGATAAGGGACAAGATACGTCCCTCGGTCGTTTCCCACGTTCCCTGCCAACGCTCAAACCCGCAGACCGCGCCGCGGCGATCTAGCCCAACGACCACGGTCCAGTCATGCGACTTGGCGAGGTCGATGCCCACCGCGACGGGCCGGTCCTCGGAGATCGTTCCGACGCAGCCCGCGATGTGGTGAATCCCGAATGGGTTCCCTTGGTCGTCCGACGGTTCGGCGAGGTATAGCTCCTTGAACACCGCCTCGGGGAGGATGCGCTTGGCGTCCTCGACCTCTGCGGCGTCCAGCACCCCGCCAGCCACGGCGTCGTAGGCCGTCAGCTTGGCGTAGTGGTAGCCCGCGTCGCCGGACTCGGCCCGCCGTGCGATCCGGTAGTGCCAGTTCGTGCGGCCCTTTACGTTTCCGATGATCCGGACCGGACCCTTGGTCGCGGTCAGGGTGGAGCGGACGGCAATCCACGAGTCCTCCCGGCAGCGCGACGCCTCGTCAATGACGGCGGCGTAGACGTCTTCACCGTAGAGGTTGTCTGGCTTTTCTGCGGTCTTGAACCAGATCGTGGACATAGGCGCGAGCAAACGGATGGTGAGTTCGGACTCGTTTGCAAGATAACTACCGACGGGCAATCCCGCCTTGATGCGCCGAAAGGCGATCTTGGCCTGCGGATATACCGGGGCCACCCACCAGAAGTTGCGGTTCATGCCGCCGTTGAGGACCGCCTGCTCGACCAGCCACGCCATGCAGCCGACGGTCTTGCCCGCCTTGGTGCTGGCCTCGACCACGCCGTATCGCGCCGCGCAGAAGATCGCCCGCTCTTGTGCGTCGTACAGCCACGGACGGATGTACTCGCCTTGAATGGGTTCTAGCTTCCGCGCCGCGCCCATCAGTTAACCATCGGGCGGTCGCCCAATCGCAGGGTGAAGCGGACCGGTCCCGCGGACTCCATCACCGCGGTCGCCTCGGCAGCGCGGTCGTTGTAACCGCCCTTCGACTTGAGCAGGAATATCGACGCCGTGAGCGCCGCCTTGATGTCCTGCTGCTGCGACGCGATCCGATACAGGTTCGCGGAGACGCGGGACAACATCCGGAGCTTCCCTTGCTCCAGTTCGTCGGCGTAGTGGACCCGGAGTGTCTTGGCGTCGATCCCCACCAGCTGCGCCGTCTGCTCGTGTGTCATGTCGTTGAGCATCGCCAGTTCCACGAGGTTCCGGGTTTGGGGGGTCGGGGCGTGCTTGTTCGCCGGTCCCTTTTTTTCAACGGGGGAAGGGGCAGGGGGGGCGGCTACCGGGGCCACGGGGGCGGTAACGGCGGCAGCCGGGGCCGGTGGCGGGGTAGGGGCGGGGGTTCGGGCTTTCTTCGGCATAGGGGTTATCGCCAAGTTGATATTGAGGACTTGCAAAGCCCCGGAAACCGAGCAACATTGTCACCACGGTGATACCAGAGGGCAAAGGGCGGGTTCGGGGCCATACGGAGGCTCATGCCGGTGAGAACGGATACCGCCAAGCGATACAGGAATTCGGGGGTTAGTTCAATCACCGGGGCCATTCCCCCAGCCCCACTTTTTCGGAGGAAGCGATATGACGGCGTTGCAGAAGGTATTTCTACCCAAGGGCGGGTTTGAGGCGATTCAGGCGGTGGTGGGCAAGATGGCGGCGCAGAAGGCCGCGACCATGCCCACGAAGCCGCCGCGCTCGACCCTGCTCTCACAGGCGCGACAGGCGGTGGCTGGGGGCAGCCTCCCGCCGGAGTTGGAGTTCAACAGCGAACGGAATTACAGCTACAACACCCACGCGAAGGCGCTTCACCAGCTGGCTCGTGCTGGTGACGTCGCCGGTCTTGCTGCTTACCCGCTCAAGGGGAGCAACACCTACGCCCGGGCGCTGATCGGCTACCGCGACTTGCTGCTGTCCCATCTCAATGCTGCCAAGGTTTCGGGGCTGGCGAACCTCGCCGCCCAGTCGAACGTAGCGAAGGCGACGAAGCAGACCGCGCCGCAGAACGCTCCCGCCATGAACGCCAAGAAGGCGACGCCAAATGCGAAGAAGGCGACCGCGAGTGCGGTGAGCCGGACGACGAAGGCGAAGAAGGCTTCCAAGTAGCGCATGGTTGGTCCGAGGTTGGTTTTTGGTTAAGCAACCGGTGGCGTATCGAATCTAGTGTTGACAGGATTCGGCACGCCACCGACGCTCTTGGGCGAGGAGTTGAGATGGCGAGTATCTGGGTGCAAGAAAAAGGTCAGAAGGAGCCGCAGAAGGTGCGCGGCTACCTCGACGCGGGTGAGGCCAAGAAGATTATCCGGTCGATGGTCCGGCGCTGGGCGGGACCGGTCGTTGAGGCGCAAGCCTACGACTACCTGCTGTTCCGCGATGAGGTCGCCTACCTGCAGGGCAAACCGTGTGGGAACATCTTCGTGGAATTCTTCAGCCCGCCGTCGCAGCCCGAGCGCGGGCAGCCGGTACGCCCGACCGTCAAGAGCCGCGACTGATCTCACGCCGCCTTGCGGGCGCTGCCGAGTTCGGCAAACGTGCGCCCGTCCGATTCCAGCGTGGCCTGTTTCCCGGTGAACTCCTGCCACCGCTGCACAATCACATCGACGTACTTCGGGTCCAGTTCCATGAGGCGGGCCACGCGCCCGTTCTTTTCCGCAGCGATCAGCGTGGTCCCCGACCCGCCAAAGTTGTCCAGCACGATGTCGCCGCCCTTGGTGTTGTTGAGTAGCTGATACTCAAAGAGGGCCACCGGCTTCATCGTCGGGTGCGACTCGTTGCGCGAGGGGCGGTCGAAGTCGAGGATGGTCGTCTGCTTGCGGTCCGCAGCCCAGAGGTGCGCCGCGCCTTCCTTCCACCCGTAGAGACACGGCTCGTGCTGCCAGTGGTAGTCCTGACGGCCCATGACCATGTGGTTCTTGCGCCAGATGAGGCATTGGCGCACGGTCCAGTTCGCGTCCTTACACGCGCCGCGGAAGTTGTAGCCCTCCGAGTCCGCGTGCCAGATGTAGAACACCGCGCCAGCCTTCATCACGGTGTCGGCAGAGACAAAGGCGTCGCGCAAGAAGTCGCGGAAGGACTGGTCGTCCATGCTGTCGTTCTTGATCGTGAGCGCGTCTTTCGTCTTGCCGGTGTACGCGACGTTGTAGGGCGGGTCGGTCAAGAGCATATCGACGGCCTGCCCAGCGCAAAGCTTGTCGACCGCCGTCTGCTCCAAGCTGCTGCCGCACATGACGCGATGCGGACCGCACACCCATACGTCGCCGAGCTTGGTGATCGGCTCGACCGGCACCTCCGGCGTATCGTCTGGGTCGGTTAGTCCCTCCGTCCCCGCGGGGGCGAGGAGCTTGGACAACTCGTCCACCGAGAAGCCGGTCAGGGCGATGTCGAAGCCTTGCTCATTGAGGTCGCCTAGCTCGACCTTCAGCAGTTCGAAATCCCAGCCCGCGTTGAGGGCCAGCTTGTTGTCGGCGAGAACGAGCGCCCGCCGCTGCGCCTCCGATAGCCCGACGATCTGGATCGTGGGCACCTCGTCCATCTTCAGCCGCTGGGCAGCCAGCAGACGCCCGTGGCCCGCGATGATCCCGCCGTCCTCGTCCACAAGGATCGGGTTGGTCCAGCCGAACTCTTTGATCGACCCAGCCAGCTGGGCGACCTGCTCGTCGGAGTGCGTCCGGGCATTCCGGACGTACGGGATGAGGTCCGTCAGCTTTCGGTACGTGACCTGAAGGGCGTTCGCCATATCGCTCCTGTAAGAGACGGCGTACCCCGGACGGGCGGCAAAAAGGTGGGCGGTTCTTCGCCCGCCCGGGGTCGCCAATGCGGACGGCCCGGGGCAGGGATGGGTCTGGAGGAAGGGGAACCGCCGCCAAGCCCCGGAAAATGCGTCCGGGTGTACTTGTATCACCGGGATGACAGGCGCACAAGCCCCCGGGGCGGTTTTTAGCGTCTGAATGAGAAAAAGGACTTGCGGAATGTCACAGGGATGATATTATTCAGGCGTCCCCAATACCGGGGGCCAACTCAAAAGGAAGGGTGAAAGCCATGAGTTACCAGATCGACGTAAGCAAAGGGCAGATGGTGGGCACCGTTAGCGCCCAGTGGGCCAACCGGCCCGACGACCAGCGGTTTACCAGCCTCACGGACCTCCGAGCGCAGGTCGCCAGCTGGGCCGACCAGAGCAGCGTTCAGAACGTGCTGCCCAACCAGATCAACGCGCTGTACAGCGACGACCAGCCGGACTACCTCGCCATCGAAGCGGAGGGGGCGACGGTCACCCCCAGCCATTGGGCATTTGATCAGGTCTGCCGAACCGCCGGGGCACCCGCCAACTACCTGCGAAGCCTCCCCGGGCCGCTTGCCGCCATCAACCTGAACTACGGGCTGCAGACCGCCGAGCAGAAAAGCGTGGCCCTGTACCTGCGCGACCCCGGCGAGAGCGGGCGGCTCCTGCGCGGCATCACCAGCCCGCGCTACGGGCGCATCTACGACCGCGATGTGGTGGATGCGGTGATGAAGGTGGCGGGCAACGGAACGGGCGATACCCGCTGGAAGGTGCCCGGGACCATTGAGTGGGGCAGCAAGTTCGGCGTGTCGTACAACCCCAACGTCAATATCACCAAGGAGAACACCACGCTGTACGCCAGCGACCGCGACGTGTTCCTCTTCTTGGTCGACGACAAGAACCCGATTGAGGTCGGCAAGCTGCCCAACGGCAACCCGGACCTGATGTTCCGCGGGTTCTACGTGTGGAACAGCGAGGTCGGGAGCCGCACCTTCGGCTTCGCCTCGATGTACCTGCGCGGGGTCTGCCAGAACCGAAACCTCTGGGGGGTCGAGGACTTCAACCAGATCGTGTTCAAGCACACGAGCGGCGCACCGGAACGCTTCTTGGAAGAGGCCGAGCCAGCCCTGCTAGAGTTCGCCAACCTCACCGAGTCCCGCCTTGTCGCGGGAGTCAAAGCAGCCAAGGCGGCTATCGTTGCCCGCAACGAGGAAGACCGGCTGGAGTTCCTTGGGCGCTACGGGTTCACCGAGAAAGCTGCGAAGAACGTCATCGATACGTGCGTGGTCGAGGAGCAGAAGCTGCCCGAGTCCGTATGGGACTTCGCGCAGGGCGTCTCCGCGGTAGCGCGGCGCGAAACCCTGCAGGAGAACCGACTTCGGATTGAGCAGGTCGCCGGTCGGATGCTGGATCGGGTGAAGGTGGCGGCGTGAGCCGCCAGTACCCATCGCCGGTATTCGACGACGCTGTAGATGCAGCGGCGGCAAAGAAGGCTGCGGAGGAGGCGCGTCTCGCGGAGCAACGCGAACGCGCCCGCCGCAGGTTCCGCACCGAGTTCCCGCAAGTGACAGCCTTTGCTGACGAGTTCCGAGAAAAGTTCGGCGACGGCGTCAGAGTGATCTGGGCGGTAGAGGACGGCAAGTACGTCGGTCGCCCACCTAAACTTGTGATGGAACAGTATGGAACGCCTGATAAACCCCTGCGAGCGTTGCGGCTCACAGACGAAGATCATTAGAACGCAAACCGACCCGAGAACGGGCTACATCAAACGGCGGCGCGAGTGCGTCGGCTGCGCGGCCCGCTCGACGACGCTCGACGCACCTCCAGTACACGAGAAGCCCCCGCTGACCGCGTACCAAGCGGGGCGCATAGACCGCCGGTCGGCACGCATCAACGCCGCGATGGCGCGAGCGAATCTTGGAACAACGGTCAACTTTCGGGACGGCACAGGTGCCGCGCCCACGGACCTGCTAGAGGAGATGAAAGCAAAATGTGGATTTTCTTGAACGACGCCTTTTTGTCGATAGTACAACCCAAGCCCCACGACGTTCCCAAACCCCTGCGTGGACGCGACCTGCTACTGGTGCGCGGTCGAAAGAAGGGTGACCTGCAGCGCGTGTTCCCAAACGTGCGCGTCACGCGCACCCCGAACCGTGACTATATGTTCCGCGCCTTTGTGCCGCGGCACCGCGTGATGGAGACGATCTCGCGGAGGCTACTCGACATGGAGTACACGAACTTTAAGGATTCGGTTCGCAACGACGAGCGACACGATGCGTACCTAAAGGTCTGGACGACGATGTACCAGTACCAAGGCGGGTCGTTTCGGTCGAAGCCGACCTACCAGAGCTACGGCGACACAGATGATCGCAGCTACCTGCTCTGGCCCGACGAACACTACGCGGGCAACTGACGCGCCCTAGCGGATATTGAACCGCCGCTGTTCAAAGACGAAGTCGGCCTCTTCGTCGCCCGGGGTTCCAATCAGGTCGTGATAGCGCGACTTGGCGACGCGAATCAGAGTGAAGTCCGGGTAGCGGTGAACCACCACCCCGATATCTGCCTTGTTGTACCAATGCGCCGAGTCCGATATGTCGTAGAGCGTCGGGACACGGTAGTCGCCCTTATCATCCTTCTGCTGCTTCGCGGGGTGAGCGACGATCACCACGTGGACCATGAGCTTTCGCGCAAACCGGCGCAGCGCCTTGATAGCGCGTCCGGTGTACTCCGTCAGGCTTTCCTCGCGGCTGCGGGCGTGGTCCATCTCGTTCCACGGGTCGATGACAATCACCTTGCACCCGTGCTGGATCACAGCCGCCTCTGCCTTGTCGAGCATCCACTCTAGGGTGACGTCCTCGTCCTCGTTCGGCACGAGGAACGTGAAGTGCTGGTCGATCCATTGGTCCGCGGCAGCAAGCTCGCGGCTGTCGCAATGGCTCGTCGGCTTCTGGCAAAACCACGTGCGGAGGTTGCGGCGGTGATCGCGTTGCGGCATTTGCTCAAACGAGGCGAACGCGACGTTCAACCCGTACCGGTCGACCAAGCGACAAAAGATGTCGTTGACCACCGACGACTTGCCGTGCGACGGGATGCCGGTAAACACCGCGAGATCGCCAAGCCGCACCTTGTATCGGTCGACGAGCTTCTTCATCGGGATGTCGTAAACCGGCGCTTCTGGTGCTGGCGGCAACTCGCTCATGCGATAGACGCCGTCGACGCGCAGCCATTGCGCTCGATCCAGCGTTGCCGCGACGCCCTTCGGCCCGTAGTGGATCAGCACCTCGTTGAGGTCTTTGAGCCGCCGCTCGCGGTCCTCCGGGTGCTTCGGATACGTGACGTACTTGCACCGGAAGCGCCCGAGGCGCACCGATAGATCGTGCATCAGGTTCGCGCCGGGAGCGTCGCCGTCGACCGCGAGAACGACGGTGGTCACGCGCTCGACTGAAAGGAGGGATCGCGCCTCCTGCAGGAATGTGTACTTGCTCGTATCGTTTGGCAGCGGCTTATCCGGTGCGCCGCCCGGGACCGAAACTGCTCGGAGCCATCCCGCCTGAATGGCTGCCAGCGCATCAAGTTCGCCCTCGGTGATGACCAGCGGCTGGTTGATCAGCGAATCATCGCGGAGGATGTCCTCGTTCCAGAAACATTGCACGCCGCCCTTGTCCTGCCAGAACCTCTTCTCGCCGCCGAGCGTGCGGAACTTTCGATTGACGACTTTGCCTTCCCGTAGAAACGGGATGCATAGCGCCTCAATACCACCTGTTCCAACGAGGGCGTGCAGCCCCAGCTTGAGCGCCAACTCCGGGTCGAGGTGTCGCGCTTCCAGTCCTTCCTGAATCGAATGAGTTAGTCCTTCCACCAGTTCCTCCGCTCCATCCACAGTGAAAACAATGCCAAACGGCCCGCCCATCCTCTAGAAGCCCGCCGTGTATCTGCGTCGGTCCGACGGCGACGCTCAAGCACGGCTTGCGCTTGTTCATACTTTTTCTGGAATCGCTGCACTTGGGGCAGATCGTGTAGTGATTGCCCGAGTCGTACTTCCGCAGTCGAATTCCCTCGGCGTTGAGCTTGTCGGCGACGCTCATCAGCCGCCCACCCCAAATGCGTCGCGCCCCACCGGACCCTTCGGCCTCGCGGTCGCCGCGTCGTCCCACCGGCCTTGGTTAAGCCACGTGGTGGGGTGTGCGATGTACTTCTCATCCTTGCCCGCCGTTGCCGCACCGTAGGCTTGAGCGCCAGCGAGTAGGCGAGGGGCAGCCTCGCCCCCGAGGTGGCGCTTGGCGGTCTGGTAGGCGCGGAATGCGGCGAGCTTGCCCACCTTGCGTGGATACGCAGCCCACCACGCCTCAAACTCACCGGTGTAGGCGACGGTCTTTTTGCAATTCTCACCGCGATGAGAGTCCTCGACAGCCCCACCGTCAGCCGTAGGCTGATCGATAGTTTTATCTTCTGAAGTAGAAGATGAAGATGAAGATGAAGGGGTTGGCTTTTGCTTGGACATTTGGTTATTCTTTTGGTTAAGCAAAGTCGGGTTTCCGCCTAGCTTCCCAGCAGCCGCACGGACGTTTCGAATTTGCTCATCCCGAATCATTCGGCGGCTGAAGATCGCGCCACTCTCATCGCGGGAGAAAACTCCTGCGGCTTCCAACTCGTCCAGCAGCCCCTGCACAACGTCCATCGGTTCGCCGACGGCCCTGCTGATCTGCAGGTCTGTCATCGGCCTGCCGTTGACCGCCAGCACCCCGTACGGGGACGCCTCGTGCATGATGCACATGAGTTCGATCCACAGCCCTCGTGCCGCGAGACAGCACGTCGACAGCGACGGGTCTTTGCGCCAATCGGCGGGATAAAACTGGAACGCGGGGCGCTTCATGGTCGCCCCCGGGTTTGTTCAAACGGTGATACTGACGGCACGCCATCCTCCAAACGCTGTCATGGGCGTGATAATTATGTCTCACTCACATTAGGTCAAGTCCTTGCGGCAAATGAGATGCGTCTGGCACTAGCCGACTTCGACAATGTCGACGTCATACAGCGCCTTGAGCAGCTTCTTTTTGATCCGGTACTCCGGCGTTCGAGTGGGCTTGGACTTCACGTCCTCCGTGATGATTTCGCCGGTCGATACGCGCCGATAGCGAAAGTCCGCGATGTACGCACATACCTTGATCCCGTTCACGACAAGGTTGTGTCGGGGCTGAAGCTCAAGTTCCGCAATCTCTCCAACCCGCAGCAGATTCTTGAGGTAGACATATCGGGTCGCCTCTGCCTTGGAGGCGAAGACGACACCGTCGATTTCGGTCTTGATGTTCCGAAACTTAGAGGAACTACCGCGAGCAAACCGCAGGGGCATGGGTTATCCGTGTTGCGCGCAGTGGAGAAGCGCTTTGGTTTGTGAAGAACTAAAAGTTTTTGTGATGAGGATCATAAAAATTCGCAAGGAGGGCCACCGGTGTGACTGTTAAAAAGAATGCGTCCCGTGATAGCTTCAAGTCGTTCATGGAAAAGCGCGGCCTGAAACCGCACCCATGGGCGAAGAAGGCAGGAGTTCGATCCAGCACTCTCTACAACTACTTGAGCGGAGTCAGCGCAAATCTGACAGCCGACACGCTGCAGAAACTTGCAAAAGCCGCCAGCACGTCTGTTGATGAACTGCTTGGTAATACCCCTGTTGCGTCTAAAGCTACGCCGCCACAGATGGTTCGCGTCGAAGCTGTGGTTGGCATCTACGGGAGGGTATTCAGCGTGGACGACCAAGCGTTTGTTGCCAGACCGATTGGGCTGCCGACCGATGTCGAAGTGCTTGCCGCCAGAATAGACAAAGACGGCCTGCATCCAATCCCCGGTGGATGGACGCTGTTTTACGAGAAGCAAGCACGACCGCCGGACGCCCTCATCGGCAAGCTGGCAGTAGTAGACGTCACGGCGCAAAAGCAGCGTCTGGTCAGAGAGATTCAGCGCGGCTCGCAGGCTGGGTTGTACACGCTGACGGCGTGGAACGCTGCTGCGCTGATCGACGTAGAGGTTGATGCGGCTCATGCTGTCGTTTCGATTGCCCAAGTCGTTTGAAGAAAAGTATCACCGAAAAAACAGTTAGACGCTAGAAAATATCACGACCCGAACATTTCCTATTGCGTAACTGTCATGCCCGTGATATCTTCCGGTTTACCGCATTGGGCGGCAACCGGAGGATTTCATGGGCGCAATCGCAGTAAGCAACGAGGCCGAATGGCTCTCGCTACGTGACAGTCACGTAGGTGGTTCGGAAGTCGCCAGCCTGTTCTATCGCTGGCGATACGCAGACGGCACCGAGGCCGTCCTGCACCTGTACGAGACCCCGCCCGAGGGCGCGACCCTCGTCGAGAGTCTTTCCCCCTTCAAGACCGGCTACCGCCTCTGGCAGGAGAAGGCCGGTCGCGTCATGCCCGACGATTTGTCGAGCAACGAGCGCGTGCAGGCGGGCAACTTCCTTGAGCCTGCGCTTGCCGCGTGGGCCGGGGAGAAGTTCAAGTGGAAGCTCCGCAAGGTGCGCCGCTACTGCACCCACGCCACGGTGACGGGGTGGGGAGCCAGCCTCGACTACGAGGCGCACGAGCCGGGGTTCCCGCCGATTGAGTTCAAGAACGTCGATGGCTTGGCGTTCCGCGACAGCTGGGCGGTCGAAGGCGACGAGATCATCATGCCGCCCCTCAACTACGTCCTGCAGCTACAGCACCAGATCGGCGCAGTAGGCGCGGACCACGGCTGGATCGTCGCGTGTGTGGGCGGCAACCGCCTCCTGCGCGGGCGCATTGAGCGGCACGAGCCGACGCAGCAGAAGATTGCCGAGGCCATCGCCGCCTTCTGGGAAGGAGTCGAGACCGGCACCGAACCCAAGTGGGTCGCCGACTACGACAGCGTTGCCGAGACCTACCGCTACGGTAGCAAGGCACTGCAGGTCGACCTCACCGCCGACGGCGACCTGCCGCAACTCTGCGCGGACTACCTCGCCCGCAAGGCCGAGGCCGACCAGCTAGAGGCCACCATCTCGCATCTCAAGGGGCAGATCGCCTCCAAGCTCGGTGACGCCGCCAAGGCGGTCGCGTCGGGCTACCGGATGTCATGGCCCGTAGTCGAGCGCCCGGAAAAGGTCATTCCGGAGCGCATTCAGAAAGCGCTCACGTATCGGGGCGCTTTGACCATCACTCCAACCTTGTGAGGAAGGGCACACCATGTCAGCCGTAACAACCATCGAAAGCACCCAGCCCCGCGCCCGACTGCTCGCCTTGATGGCGAACAAGTACAGCGTGGACCCCGACAAGATGCTCTCTGCGCTGAAGGCGACTGCCTTCCGCGGCGACGTCACCAACGAGCAGATGATGGCGCTCCTCGTGGTCGCCAACCAGTACGACCTCAACCCATGGACCAAGGAAATCTACGCCTTCCCAGACAAGAAGAGCGGGATTGTTCCGGTGGTTGGCATCGACGGGTGGAGCCGCATCATCAACAGCAGCCCGCAGTTCGACGGCATGGAGTTCGTCGAGAGCGAGAAGCTGGTCGAGAGCGCGGAACACCAGCCCTGCCCGGAGTGGATTGAGTGCCGCATCTACCGCAAGGACCGGTCGCATCCCATCAGCGTGCGTGAGCGGTTCAGCGAGTGCTACCGCCCGCCGTTCAAGAACGACCGCGGCTACGTCAACAACGGCCCGTGGCAGACCCACACCAGTCGGTTCCTGCGGCACAAGGCGATGATCCAATGCGCCCGCGTCGCCTTCGGCTTCGTGGGTATCTACGACCCGGATGAGGCAGAGCGCATCCGGGATGCAGTGGATGTCACACCGCCTGTAGCGCGTATCGCCACGCGCAACGCACGTGCCGCGCTCGACGATTTCGCCGGTGGGGCCAAGCCCGAACCCACCGCGGCATTCCCGCCGACCGAGGGCAACTTCCAAGAGGACAACGATGGCAACAGTTCCCACACCTAAAGGCGACTTTGAGGCGCGGCTTGGCGAGACCTTTCGGGTCATCCGGCGTGCGCGTTCCGTATGGCTGCGCGATCTGGCGAAGGTGCTGGGCGTTTCGGTCAACACCATTCGGTGGCACGAGAACGGCGCTCGCATGATGCGGGCCGACCTGATTGTCAAAGCCGCCGACCACATGGGCGTCGAACCCGGAGTTCTGCTGGGCGAGACGACTGAAGAAATCACTCTCAACGAGGAAAGCACAAATGGCATCCAAGCAAACGCATGATCTTGTTCTGAAGGTTGGCGAGTACACCGACCGGACCGGCGCGACCAAGGCACGCACCAAGAACATCGGCGCGGTCTACACCAAGGACGACGGCACCATGTTTCTCGCCATCGACTCCATCGTGATTGCGATGGAGACGCAGTACGTGGCGAACAAGGACCGCTCGGATCGCGTGATGGTGTCGGTCTACCCCGTGCGCGAGAAGTCGTACGGCGAGAGCGCGGCTCCGGCGCGTAGCGCCTCGGCGTCGAAGCCTGCGGCACCGGCAGCCGACGACCCGAACGACGACATCCCGTTCTAACGCGGAGGCTGGTGTGGAAGCGCATCACGCAGAAGCATTACGGATTACTCACCACGTTGAGTACAGCGCTCCGTCGGCTTCTATCAAAGCGCAATGGTGGCGGTGGCATAAGCAGAACCCGCACGTCTATGAACTGTTCAAGCGGTTCACCTACGACGTCATTCGCCGTGGACACCATCACTACTCCAGCAAGGCCATCTTCGAACGCATCCGCTGGCATACAGAAATCGAGACCGACGGCGAGGAGTTCAAAATGTCGAACAACTACACGCCGTACTACGCCCGTCTGTTCATGCATGATCATCCGCAGCACGCGGAGTTCTTCCGGACCAAGAGCCTCCGTAGTGGCACATGACCGGCGAATTTCGACGTGCCATTCAGCACGAGGTCTCCAGCTGGGTCGGGGCCAGCGTCTTTTTCACCGAGCGACGCAAACATTCCGCTGCGTCTCTCGTCTTTCAGGAGCAAGCCCGGATGGTTGTGGTTGCACGCTCTGCCAGCGACACCCGCGCTCTCCGGAACGTCATCTCGGAAGTCCGTCGGGCGCTTCGTGCGCTCGGCGCGATTAGGAGTGAGCAGTTATGAGTACGTTCGCAGTCTTGATGTGTGGAGCGTGGGGCGGCGCGGTGCTGGGATATTTCGTCGCAGCGCTGTGCTGGACTGCACGAGACAACAAGCCTGAAAAACCAGAGGACGAGTAAATGAGTTACTTGGTGTTCAAAGACCAGAAATCCTTCATGAACTACTTTCGGCAGGAGCCGTCGCCCGCGACCGCGGAGCTATACAAGCGGCTCGTCGACGAGGAGTTCTCGGAGCTTGAGGAGGCGTGGCGCGATCACCTGCGCCAGCCAACCGACGGCTCGGTCACCGAGATCGCCGACGCGTGCCTTGACCTGATCTACGTCGCCAGCGGTTTGATGCACGCGCTGGGGCTAGACCCACAGCCGCTGTGGGACGAGGTCCATCGCAGCAACGTTGACAAGATTAAGCACGTCTGCCTCGCCTGCGAGGCAACTGGCAAGGTCGCCTACATCGACAATCAGGAGCGGCGCTCTCAACAGCCGTGCCTGTCCTGCAAAGGACAGGGATTCGTCTACGAGGTGCGTCGGCGCGAGGACGGCAAGGTGCTGAAGCCCGGGGGATGGACCCCGCCGCAACTGCTGCCGCTGGTGCAGACGATGCTGCGCCCGAAAGACCCGACGGCATGAAGCGGCTTGCCTTGATCATCGTGTGCGTCGTAGGGGTCACCACCATTTTAGGTTACCTGCACCTGCTGCGACACGCGCAATGCGCTCCGGCAGAGCTTCAGGGACTACCAAGCGGCGACATTCAGAAAGCCATTCAGACCGGAGACTACTGAAAGCGAGACTTGCACGGCACGGGGGTTTGAGATGCGGCAACGCGACTGGCGACACGAAGAGAAAGATCACGTCAGCAAAGACGAGGCGCGGCAACGTGACCCAGTAGAGGGCGACTGCGACCTCTGCGGCGAGTGGGCGGGTCGGCTCGTTGAGGGCGTTTGCCAGCCGTGCAGGAATCAATACCACCTCGACCGGCCCAAGCGGGTGTGGTGATGCGTTGGACGGTGTTGCGGCGCGTCGTGCGCTTGCGCCGCTGGTGGTGGTGGCTTTGGACCGGCGAGTCGTCGCTGCAGAAAGTGCGGCGCAAGTTAGACAGCGAAGTCCGTCGGTTCGGCGGCAGAGTGACGTGGGACGACTGAAATGAGAATCACGATTCAAGAGTGCGCCATACGCCTTGGCGTGTCGCCACGCACTGTCTTGCGGCTCTGCGTCAGCGGCCAGATTCCTAGCGCCATTCAGGTCGGAAAGCGATGGACCATCGACGAGACCGCGATCCGCGGTTGGATACAAGGTAAGGAACAGCGATGTCAGGCAACATCTACCGACGAGGTAAGACGTGGTGGGGTCGGCTACAGGTCCGGGGTGTTGAGTACAGACGAAGTTTACGCACGGCTGATGAGGCTACCGCCAAGCTAGCGCTCGCCGATTGGAAGGAGCAGCTGGGTAGGAGCGAGGGCGGCGGTGAGGCGACGTGGCGGGCTGCGGTGGTCGCATGGTCCGAGACCATAGGGTCAATGGAACAGGGCGGCGGTGGGCTTAAGCCGCGGGTACGGGGCCGCTATCTGGACAGCCTTCGGCTATTCGACCACTTCTGGTGTAACAAGCGCCTCTCCGAGATCGGGCGACGCGAGATCGCCGACTTCATCCGGGAGCGCAAGAAGGGGTTCGTGCGGCGCGGGCCGGACGGCAAGCTCAAGCAGATGGGGCCGGTGTCCAACTATTCCATCTTGTGCGACCTGACGGCGGCGTCCAGCGTGTTTCGGGTCGCCGTAGCGTCTGGGATGTGCGACCACAACCCAGCCCGGGAATGGGACCGGAAGCTCGTGCGCCCGCGCAAGCGGGTGATGGTTCCCCCAACCCTAGATGCCATTGAGACGGTCGCCTCGTACGCGACAGGCAACGTGGGTCGCCTGATCCTGTTTGCTGCAAACACCGGGATGCGCCTTATGGAGGCGGTGACGCTCGACTGGCGGGAGGTACGAGAGGACCGCGGAGAGGTGCTGCTGACGCAGACCAAGGTTTCGCGCCCGCGGGTCGTGAGGCTCAAGACGCCGGGGGGGGACGCTACCGGCACACTCGCTGGCACACCCCGGCACATCCGGTCGCACCTCGTGTTTGGGCATGGCGTCGACGGAGAGCAGCTAGCCAGTCCAGCCGGTGCTTTCCGGCACGTGATGCAGCGGGCGGTCAACGGAGAGGCGGTCCAAGGCCGTGCTTTAAGGCGATTTCGCTTCCACGACTTACGGCACGCCTTCGCGGTCCGCTGGCTGCTTGCGGGCGGGGACATCTATGGGCTGTCGAAGCACCTCGGGCACACCTCGGTCAAGACGACCGAGATATACCTTGCGTATCTGCCTGCGTACGAGGAAAGTAACCGGCACACCGCTGGCACAATGCCACCGGTTTCTGGCGACAGGCGTACCGCGTAATCGCAGAAAACGCCGAGAAAAATAGGACCGCGAGTGTTTCACGTGAAACAGGTGCAGACCCCGAAAACCGGTCTTGAAAACCGATGCTTGGGTATTAGTATCGTGACACCGCAGGGTGGGGTGGCCGAGAGGTTTAAGGCTCCTGTCTTGAAAACAGGCGAAGTTTCAAAGACTTCCGTGGGTTCGAATCCCACCCCCACCGCCAACCTCGCAAGTGACAGGCGCGACAGGCTGGACACTACGGACGCACGGGCGGCTGGCACACCCCGGCACAGGGCAGAGAAAAAGGGCGGGGTTACCCCCGCCCTCTTTGCTGGCGCTGTTGCCACTAGCCGTCGAGCCGCATCGCGGTGATCGCCGCGTCCGCGAAGGCTGGGTTCTGCCCAGACTTGCCAAACTCCTCCGGGCGCTGCCGCTGGTCCTCCTTGCGCTCCTTTCGGAACGCGACTGCCAGCTTGCCGCCAGCCTCAAAGTCCGGGTCCATCTGGTCAATCTCGGCCTTGGTCAGCAGGCTGGCGAGCGGGGTAAAGCCGCCGTCCGGGTGCTGGTAGCCAACGATCACGTCCGGAATCATCCCGACGGTGCCATCCAAGGCGATCTTCGGTCGACGCGCAATGGTGACCGTGAGCCGGTTGTCGTTCGCGCACAGCATCACGTACTTCTCGTACAGCTTCTGGGCCACAGAAACATCCTTCATGCTTTCATCCTCCTAGTTGGTAAAGAGCGCGTGGTAGGCGTCTGCTACCACACGACAATAATATCATCGTGATGATACTTTGTCAAGTTTGCGATACTCTTGTTCTCATCCTGATGAGTGCTTCGCGCAAAAAAAACCCCGGGGGATACCCGGGGTAAGCGCGATCTCACTCGGAGGTCGTCAGGCAAACTTCACGCTACCAGCGGCTCGTCTCCGGAGACCGGGGAGGCAAGCAGGTGATCGACAGAGGAGTATAGGGCGGGAATGCTGGTCGCGTTGTTGATGAGGACGTCCTCCAGAATTGCCTTCTGGGCACGCTCGCTCGCGTGGTCCATCGTGTTCAAGCCGGGGCGGTAGACGCGCCACAGCACGCCACCCATCTCCTTGATCAGAGTCGCCTCGTTGGGGAACCGAACGTCATCGACCACCAGCGGCGTCGTGCAACGCTCGGCCTCGGCCCGCAGCACGTTGATCCAGATGTCGCCGTAGACCTGTCGCCGACCCCACTCGGTCCCAAGGGACTGCATCATCGCCCGCGGCGTCGCACCGCCGAACTGGGGCAGCGCGGTCATCTTGGCGTCGCCGTCGAGTTGCTCGTCGGTCAGGCCAAGCGCCTTCAGCATCCGCTTGATAGGGTCGGCGAAGCGCATCCGGGTGTAGCCGTGCTGCTCTGACAGGTGCTTTGACACGAGCGTCTTGCCAGACCCCGCCACTCCAAGGATTCCAATCACGCGTGGTCCGGACATCTTATTTCTCCTTCGGCTTTGAGTTGATCTTCTTTGCCGCAGGCTTGCGCTTCGGACGCTTGGCGACACGCGGCTCCAGATGCTTTGGAATCGACAGCTGCGGCGGCGGGGGCAGGGCGGGAGCCGATGGCTCGTTCCTGCCGAACACCGCCAAAAGCCGTGTCAGCGTGTCATTCCAAAGTGCCTGCAATCTGCCGTCTGCCATACGTCACTCCTCGGGTGTGGGTTTGGGTATCTGCTCCTTCACAGCCATGATCGCCGCTTTCATGGCCTCTAGCTCTGCGCCCCCTTTCCAGATTGCGTCTAGCTGGTCACCGATGTCCGGGTACGCCTGCCGCCGTCGCTCGGCATAGTCAAATGGCACCGGCTGGTCGACGATTTCGTACACAGCGACGCCTGCCTGTTCATCCTCCCGCCGCTCGTAGCGGTACACATACTGCGATGGCGGGTATTGTGTCCGGTCGACCATATAAACCCTGACCCACGCGTCGCTCGTATCGCCGGGAACGTTCTGGATAGATGACTCCATCCCGTTCGCGCCCCAGCGGACGTATCCAATCTGCCACGGCTTGCTTGTTTGGCTCATTACCGAATACCCATCGCAAGAATGTCAATGCTACTCAAAATGACGCGGTTTGCTGTGCCAGCGCGACAACGCACCTGATACGACCGGCCCAGCGTCGTGGTCAGTTCAGGTAAGAAGATACTTGTTGCTCGCTGCGACGCGTTGACAACAGTGATTCCGCGAACCTGTGAGTATGATCCTACCTGCCCGTTTGCCAGCGATTGGCGGCTGCGAACGTACGGGCCGCTGAGTGAACCGCCCCACGTCGAGACATACACTTGCTGTTGTGAGCCAGCCATAAAGACCTGCTCAACGTAACCAGTCTCATTCATGGAGTTTGTCAGCGCGTCGCCAACTTCGATGTCTTGTGCGTTGTTGAAATACAGAGTCCAGCCAATCTGCTCGTAGTATCCAAACTCCGAATCGTAAAAGTACCAGTAGCTCTCTCCGTTCGGAGTGACTGTGATGTCAGAAATTGTCGCGCCAGTTCCGACGGGTGCGGAATAGAGATTGATGAACAGGTTTGACGCAAGCGACGTGCCGCTTAATACGTTCAGCTGAACGTACGGCTTGTGTCCACTCGGATGCGTCGATGCGGGCAACTGCACGGTCAGGTATATCTGCTCGTACGTCGGAACGTATCCACCGTTTGAACTGCCCTGACCGATGACATAGGTCGTGATGTCGCCGGTCAGCTTGTTGACGTTGAGAGTGTCAATCTTGGCGTTGGTGATGACTCCATCGCCAATCTGTGCAGACGCCGTGATGACGCTTGTCGCCGCGAGTTTCGCTGCGGTGATAGCGCCTGCTGCGATCTTGTTGCTGGTAATCGCATCAGCGGCGATCTCGGTCGCCGTCACAGCGTTTGCCGCGATCTTTCCTGCGATCACAGCGCCTGCAGCGATCTCGTTTGCTGTGACCGCGCCTGCCGTGAGCTTCGCCGTAGTCACTGCGCCAGCGTCAATTTTCGCAGACGTAATAGCGTTCGCCGCGATCTCGTTCGCCGTGACTGCACCAGCCGCGAGCTTGGCAGTTGTCACCGCTCCCGCTGACAACTCTGAGGCCGTGATCGCATTAGCCGCTATCTTGTCGGAGGTGATCGTGTCAGCAGCAATCGTCGTTGCGGTTACTGCGCCCGCAGCAATCTTTGCCGTTGTGATGGCTCCGTCAGTAATCAACGTGCCGTCCGTCTTAAGCATAAGACGGATGCCGGTCGCCAACTGCGTTCCGCTGCCAGAGTAGTTGGACAGCAGACCGATGCGGATGTACCGCGCCCCTGAAGGAATGGTTGCGCTCTCGTTCGGACCGAAGCTGATGCGGTACTCTGTCCACGAGGCCGGGAGCCACCCGTTAACAAGAGCGAAGTAGTGATACGTGCCCTGCGACCAGCCGGACGCGCCGCCGCTGATGATGTTGTCGTTCGCGTCGTAGAACGCCACCGTCAGATAGGTGGTGCTTGAGCCGGTCTCTTGGCGAGTCCAGATGCGGTACTCGTAGTTCCGCGACGCATCTAGCGGCATCCGACGCGAAAGAACCGTCGCGCTTCCCGAGGCGCAGCGGAGGACTGTATTGCCAACGGGGCTAGTGTTGTCCGTGATGATCGACAGCCCGGACCCAGCCCACGCAGAGATATCCTGTGTGTTCGGATCGTCGTTGATAGCGGTGCCGCGCCCACCCACGTAGAGCTTTTCGGTCGTAATCGCGCCGGAGGCAATTTCAGAAGCCGTGACAGCCCCAGCAGCAATATTGCTCGCGGTAATCGTGTCCGCTGCAATTTGTCCACCCGTAATGGTGTTGGCTGCGATCCGGTCTCCGGTGATGGTCCCAGCGGCAATCTCATTAGCGGTCACCGCACCAGCAGCCAGCTTTGCCGTGGTGATTGCGCCTGCGGCGATTTCCGATGCCGTCACCGCATTAGCGGCGATCTTGTCTGCGGTTACTGCATCGGCAGCCAGCACCGCCGTCGTGACGCTGCCAGCCGATAGCTTCGCCGTCGAGATCGCGCCGTCGGTAATTTGTGTGCCGGTGATTTGTCCGGTGACCTTCGCGGCATCGATAGCAGCCAGCTGCGTATTCGACAACTGACCAGTGATTTTACCAGCCGCCAAGCCAGCGATTTGAGCGTCGGCAATGGTTCCGGAGAGGTCAGACGTTGGCACTTCGGCGCTGTAGGCGCTACCAACCCAGCGATACAGCTTTCCAGTTCCTGTGAGATAGATGCTGTTGGTGCTTTTGGTCGTCGGCAGCGTAGAACCTGCAACGATGGTGACCGGCTCAAGTCCAGACGCAAACTTCGCTGTAGAGATAGCGGCGTCCGCAATCTGCGACGACACCACCTGTCCGGTGATCTTTGCAGCCGAGATGGCAGCAAGCTGCGAGTCAGAGAGCGTCCCGGAGATTTTCGTCGCAGCGAGATCAGCAATCTGCGCGTTCGACAGTTGGCCCGTGACCTTTGCGGCAGCGAGACCAGCAATTTGAGCGTCGCTGATTGTGCCGCTGATATCCGTGGAGGGTACTGCAGACGTCCACGCGCTGCCGGTGTACCGATAGAGCTTGTTATCGGTAGTCAGGAACACCATGCGCCCAGCGAACAGGTTCGTCGACGGCAACGTGGCGACGATCTCGTAGCCCGTCTTGACCTTGGAAACCGAGAACACGCGGGTGTATGTGACGCCACCGTAGACCGCCGACAGTGTCAGAGTGCCCGTATCCGCGCTCATTGCGGTGACACGGTAGTACCCCTTGGGCTGCCCGCTGACCGGCGTATTGGCTGCCGTGTTGATGGTTCCTGTCAACCCACTCGCCGTTGCGGAAAGCGTTGCCGAGGCCGTTACATCCGTCGAGCCGCTGTACACCAGCAGTTGCCCGTCAATACCTGAGAACGACGGCACGCTGCCATCAGCGTATGCAAAGACCGTCGTTGCCGCGTTCGAAAGCGTCACATCGACGGCGTTGACACCGTTCGTGCCGTTTGTCCCGTTGGTGCCATTGGTGCCGTTCGTACCGGCACGCGCCTTGGCAACGGTGAACTCCTTGGTGATCGACTGCCCGTTGTAGGTCGCAGTGATCGCCAGCTTGGCGTTGTCGGCGCTTGCGGCGGTGACAGCGTAGTAGCCCTTCGGCTGCCCGTTCGTGGGCGTATTGGCGGCGGTATTGACCGTTCCGGTGCAGCTAGTCGCCACAGAGGACAGCGTCGCGCTGGCGGTAACATCGGTGTTACCGTCGAACACGGTCAGCGTACCGACTGCGGTGGCAAACGAGGTGACGGCACCAGCGGAGTCCGCGGCGAGCGAGACAGCCTCGTTTGTGATGTTCAGCGCCAGCACACGGTTCAACGCCGTCGCGCTCACGCCAGAGGAGAACGCGCCCTTGTTGCCGCTCGTATCGACGGACTTCAGCCAGTAGTAACGCGCCCCGTTAGCACTCTCCAGTCCGAGCCGGTCGTAAGTGCTAGCGGTAACCGTGGCGAACAACGTGGCGGTCGCCGAGTTGTTGACGGTGTTCTCGTATATCTCCGTTTCCCAGAGGTCGGTGTTGGTGGGGTTGGCCCACGCAAGACGAATCCCTCCGGGGATTGCGGTCGCCGACACGCTCGTTGCGACGCCCGTAAAGTTGGTCTTGCCCACCACGGTGTGTTCCACGGTCGTCGACCATGTACCGCTTGCGCCGGACTCCGTGATCCCGCGGCTCCGCAGCTGGTAGATGTCGCCGACGACGACACGGTCGATA